GAACTTGACGAACAAAACAAAGCAATTGATGCTCTAGACGGAATAACAGACTACGTTAAAAACCCAAAGAAGTTTTTTGCAGAACATTTTGAAAATGCAACTCCAGAAAGTATAAATGAACTTATAGAAGACTTAGCATCAAAAGGTAAATATATGGATACTCCTGTTAGTGAAAGACAGATAAGAGACTCCTTAAAATTTATGTATCTGAAGGGTGTACTTGAAACATCTGCTGTTAAAAAATCAATAAACATACTGTCTGATACTCCAGATGCCATAGCAGCAAGATCAGAAATAACAGACATACAAAGCTTTGTTAACATTGTAATTGATAAAAAGAACAAGGATGTTATGCAAGCAATCATGGGAGTTGATTCTGAACACATAGGATTCCTAGAGGATGTAGCAAACTGGATTACCTATGCAGGTGGCAACCCTAGAGGTTTTGCACCTAGAGGTGACACAAGGGGTTTAACTATAGATAATATATTCTCTCGTGTGTTTAACATTGCAAGAGGAATGGTTAGTCCTTTGTATGTAGGTACAGAGATAGCTACAAGATTGTTGCTTGAGAAAAATCAATCATTGTTAACTGTTGCTTTAAGAGACAAACAAGCATCTAAGATACTAGCCAAGATGGTACAAGACCCTGAAGGAATGAGTGACAGGGATATAAAAACTTTAGGTCAAAGATTAAAAGTATACATAACTATGGAAGTTATACAGAATAGACAAAGAGGTTTACCTACATTAAATGAATTTGTAGGGTTAGACGAAGAAGAGAAAGTCCAAGTTGAAAGTGGACAAGAGCTTGACGATGTTAAGCTAGGACAAAAATATAACCTACAAGGAGTAAACTAAATGAAGATGTATAATAACGGTCAACGTAAAGGCATGATGTACGGTGGTGGTGCTACCCCAAGAAAGCCAATGATGTACGGTGGCATGACTAAAAAAAAGAAAATGAACATGGGTGGACTTGCTGATCAAAACAGAAAGTCATCTGCAGGTCAAGCAGGCATGATGAACCCAATGGGTAGCATGACTGAGAAGAAGAAGTTCAGCATGGGTATGGCTCACGGTGGAAAGCTACACGGTAAGCAGGCTATGTTAGATAAAAATAAAGACGGTACAATATCAGATAAAGACTTTGATATTATGAGGAAGAAGTAGGCTTATCTCTCTGTCTCGATATCTTACGACCCTTAAAGAAAACAATTGTATTGATAGTGGTGTTGATAGTTATAGCTACGACTAGCCACGCTTCCCACCACTCCATTACAAGAACCTACCTGACTTATCCATAACCTCTTGTGCTATTGATCTCAGGTATCTTATAAAGTCTCCCACCTTGTTTGTACCTTCGTACATAGGAAGACCCATATTCATAGTCTTCTCAAACTCTTCAGGTTCTACTGCATCGTAGAGTATTTCCACATTCCCATCTTTATTAAGAAACGCTTCTAGCGAGAATAGTTTCGCTTTCACTTTTGATTTCATTGATCGGCTCTAACTTGCTTATCGGTAAATTATAACAATCGGTTCTGAATGTAAAACCGTTGCTCGGGTCAACTTGACCTTTCTTGTATCGGGTAGCTTCAGCATAGTATTCTTGTTTACTAATGCTACCTAGTATCCAAGCCTTACTGAGATCAGTCAGTATTCTCACGAACACATAACTGTCACAGTCTTGCTTAGTACCATGTGATGCAACTGAGCAATCATAGTTTGGTTGTGGTCTAGTATTACAACGTTTAGTCTTAACGTCGATTCGATTCCCATCTTTTACTAAATCATAATTAACTGTGTTCACTTCAGTTGCCCCAATGATATCAGCCACGATTACCTCGCCTATCGCACCTACTACGTTACTAGTGCCACCTGTAATACTTCCCTGCAGTATGCCTACAGAGGAAGCTTTTTCCCTCGCATGACGCATGTAATCTTCGCTGATCGGTATCTCTATCATTAGCTTGAACTCAAGTCTACGACTTCGCAGGCATCTGCAGTACAAGCCAACTCACGAGAACCACTCGTATTATCTTCCTTTTCATAGTTAGAGAACTTAGTCCAATCTAAAGCAGATGGTACACGACCATTCCATTCTAGATAGTCATCAGCTTCTATATCCTGATAAGGAGCTTGTTGGTACGTGTGGTCAGAGAATGGTAAGAATGATACACCCGAAGCTATATCAAAGTTATCATACAACCACGAACCTACTTCCATCCACTCCTCTTCCTTTACAGAAATAGTTACAGATGGTTTGTGTTCGCACCAATTAAGTGCATAGAGTTTCCATAGTTCTAGTTGTTCTATAGCACTCATCTCAGTTCTAGTGATAGCACCACTAGGAGATTTCATAGGAAAAGAGAAGACCGTAACACTATCAGGTTTTGTGATATCAGGTTCAAACGGTATACCCTCTTCTTTCATAAACTGTGTGAGTGGGTCTTTGTTATCACCACGTACAGTTCTGATGTAAAACGGATTGTGTCTAGCATGGATACCTGATGCAGAATCAGTTAGCTGAGACACAGTGCCACTTGGCTTTACACAGGTGATTGCAGTGCTTCTAGGTATTCCTATCTTCTTTGCATACTCTCTGTTTGTATCAATAGCTACCTGCTTCATCTCTTGTAACCATATCTTAGAGTCAGTCATTCTAGCTAACACAGGATGATCCATGATACCTGTCAATGACACACCTAACAATCTTTCTTCTTCTGTATTTGTTTTCCATATCTTACGCAGGTATTTTAAATCTGTAAGAGTTGATTGGAATGTACCTAGCATGGTAGCAATCCGTACCTTTGATCTCAAAGTTGAAAGATCATCGTTCTCTCTTACAACAACTTCAGATAGATTACAGAATTGATACGGTCTGAGGATAATCTCTGAACAAGGATTAGTTCCCCACATGTAGCCTGTCTGTCTTCTGCCACTCTTAGCTACCTGCTCGTCGGCAGCCTGTCTGTTAAACATACCTCTTTCACCTGACTTAGATTCATACAAAGCCAACCATTCTCTCATGTACGTTTCCATACTAGGCTTGCCCTTGTAGGCTACAGAGTTGTTAGCCAATGCTCTTTGACCTTGACTTTCCCACCATTGACCTGTCTTAGCGTGTGCCATCTGATCATCGTTCAGATTAGATAGGCTGATCAAAGCAGATCGTCTTACGCCACCTACGACAACAACCTCACCGACCTTACACATGATATCGTGACACTCAACAGGAAATAACTTTCTACCTGTCGCACTCTTGAATTTCTCTACAGTGAACTTAAATAAGTTAACAAGAGGATCAGAACCTGATGCCCTGCCACCCATAACTTTTAGTCTTGCACCTGATGGTCGTACCTTAGATACATCCCATGTGGGTATCATACCTGAGTACAACAAAGCTACTAACTCTCTGTATGCTTTTGCCCACCCTGCTTTACTATCTTCCACTTTGATAACAACATCAGACTCCTGCATATTCTCACTAATGATAGGTAGCTTATCTACGTTCTCACGTTCTACAGAGAAACCTACACCTGTGCCACACATAAGTATGTACATAGCTTCATCAAATGATCTTGGACTGTCTACAGGCAGGTAGCTACAATTGTAGCCACAAGTGTTATCTCTCTTGAGTGCTTCACCTGCAGTCATCATTGCTCTCATAGATGGCATTACACTCAGACTAGTAATGTAGTCTTCCATCATTTCTTTATCAACTTTATCTATCTTGTAGTTGTGTTTCTCCATCAACGTATCAGCCATAAAGTTTACATATCTGCTGACTGTCTCACCCCAATTCTCTCTTCTTCCCTCTTCTTCCATCCATCTAGCATACCTAGACTTATGTATAAATTCTTGATATGAGGTTGGTAACATATTAGATGCCATCTTCGTCTTCTCCTATTGTCTTAATTAATCTGTTTAAATACCATTTTGCTTTCTCTAAATCTTCTACACCATTCTTGTATTTATATCTACACAAATACTTAAGAATGTTGCCCTGAAGATACGCTTCAAATCCATCACCTGTGACAGACTCTATCATGTCAATAGTCTCGATGCCTGCTTTGTTGTAGTGGGCAGGACTATTAACCATGTCTTCTTTGTTAGAACCTGATAGATACTTAGGCTCTTCTTCTTTCAATCTCTTCATCATATACTCTATGTGTCTCACTACTGCTCTTTACCAAAATCTATTTTAACTACGTTTTCAGGTAAGTCAAGCTTTTCTCCTGTTTCATCTTGGTACTCTATCTGAAGTTCTTTGGCTGAGAAGTTAAACTCTATCTCAGCTTCCCCACAACGAAACACTTCATCGCCCCGTCTACGTAGCAAAGCCATCACACCCTCGTGCATGATTGATGCAACCGTGTGATCTTCAAAGGTCTTGTACTTCTTACCTGTTGTATCGTAGGCAACCAGATGAAACTGATCGTCTGGCAGTTCAGATATAATGACATAGTACTTATCTTTTTCCAATGACATCATTGTATTCATATCTTTCTTTTTCATTTCTTTAACCACTCCATAGGTATTGATCCTTCTGCCCATCTGTAGTTGTGCTTGAGACACCAATCAGCATAGGTAGTCTTACTTCCTTTGTAGATTTTATTTCTAGCGTTCATAAACACCATACGTATATCTAACTTCTTGTGTTGTTCTTTGATCAAAGCCATCTTAACTCTGTCTGCCTTATCAAACTCACCCTTAGCTTCAATGTATATACCCGTAGCAGGTATGTAGAAGTCAGGAGTGTAGGTACGTATCTTAGGTACAAATGTTATCTTGTGTTTCTCGTACTCAAATTTTATTTTGTTATCTATAAGTTTCTTAGCCAACGCTAACTCAAACTTAGATCGATATCCTGCATTTTGTTTAACCATTATATTTTCCCCGTTCGGATTTTCCAACTCAATGATTCTAGGCGTTTGTTTATATATCCTGCCATCTTCGGGGATTGTTTTTCTATTATAGTGAGTTCGTCTAGCAGGGGATATATCGGCACACATAAAATCTTTCCGTAGTTAAGGCTATAGTTTATTGTTTGAAACTCGTTCTCTACCTTGACAAT